GTTAATTTTAATGATACTTTAGGTCAAAGTTTTAGAAATAGAAATCTATCATTTTATACATTTGATAAATTTAGAAATTCTCAAGCGAGTATGTTAGATGAAGCTGATAGGCTTGCTGCTGAAAGAAAAACTATAATACAAGAAGTAGATCCTAGTGATAGATTTGGTAATTTTGCAGAAAAATATTTAGGATATACTATTAAAATTCAAGAAGAAATAGAATCAAACTCAAATGCACAAAAAGCATCTCGAAGAAGAGGTATTGCTTTAGATAGTCTTGAAAAAATAGCTGTATCTACTGAATTAACATTTTCAGACAATTTATCTGGTATAGTTAATGAAGTTAAATTTTTATTAAAAAGAGATATTGACGCTGGAGTTTTAGGAGTAAACACTTCAGATCCACAACCTAATGAAATTTCTGATACTGATGCACTTAATTTAGCTAAAACAACGGGGGCAAATCCAATTGCTGTAAGTAATATTGAAGCTGAAAATAATAATACAACGGCAGCTTCATTACCCACTACTACTAATAGAAATGATGGTATAGATACTCCTGATGGCTTTTCAGCTCAGATTCGCCCAGATGGTAGTTCACCTCGCAAACCACTAAATGTAAAAAATGTTGCCGAAACTGGAATACAAGACTTTATAAAAGAATCTCCATCATTAAGTAGTTTAGCTTCTAATTTAGGTACAATTAATAAGGCAACTCCATCACAACTTTCAAATATCCTAAAAGAACCAGGAATTGAAAACTTAACAGAAGAAGAACTTCTTCAAAAATTAAAAGGTGAAATTTTAAGTACTGTAGATCCAAATCCTGAAAAAGTAGATGAGGTTAAAGAAAAAACTAAACAATGGTATGAAGGTCTTAGAGGTAAAGCTAGAGCTGATTTTGATAGATTAAAACTTTCAGCTCGTATTCCTCCTTTAAGAGGTGGAAAAATATTTCCTTCTTCTGAATCTTATGAATTTGAACCTTATATTTCTAAAATAGAATTAAAAGAAATTCCAAAATGGGTAAAACTACTTTTAAGAAGTGGGTATACTCAACTTGAGGTAGATGCTGGATTAGGTGGAGAAGGAATTAAAGAAAAATATGAAATTAAAACATTACCAAACGGTAAAATTGAAGTCCAAAAGAAACTCGCATTTAAAGAGGGTAACTTTTAAAAAATATGTTAAATAAATATTTATAATCATGAAAATAGAAGCTTTTAGAAAAATCATTCGAGAAGAGGTAAGAGACGTAATTAAGGAAGAACTTTCTTTAATTATGAGTACTCCTATTACCGAAACTAAAATAATTCAGAAGCCGGTTGTAGAACAAAAAACACCAAGAAAATCACTATCTGAATTAACAGAGACAGTACAACCTACTACTCCACAACAACCCCCACAACCAACTCAACCTTTATTTGAAGGAGCAGGTGCTATATCTGATATCCTAAATCAAACACATGTTGAAGGTGGATGGAGAGATATGAATGGAGGAACTATGACAGCACAAAACGCTGTTGGTTTCCAAGGCGGAATGCCTGGAGGTGAAACTAAAACAGTTAATTCTGTAGATGAAATGGTAGCCTCACAACCTAAAACATCAGATATAAATCAAGTATCAATTGATGCTGTTCCTGATTTTTCTGGATTAATGGGTAAAATGAAACAAGACGGTAAAATATAATGGCATATATAACACGTAACGTTGATATTTTAGACTTGCAACCTAGTGTAGGAGTAGGTATTAGTATTCCTTTTAATGGAGCTACTGGTATTAATACAACTTATACTACTCAAGATGCAATTAAATCTAATTTACTTAATTTTCTTTTAACAGGTAAACGAGAAAGAATAATGAATCCTGGGTTTGGATCAGGGTTACGAGATGTAATTTTTAACCCTTTAACTGAAAATTTAGTAGAAGAGGTTGAAAACTTAATTATAAATGGAATTGATACATTTTTTCCAAACGTTATTGTAAATAATTTAACTGTACAATTAGAACAACAAAGTAATACTACTATAATAGCTTTAAATTATTCTTTAGCTAATACTAATATTGAAGATGAACTTCAAATAAATATAAACAATGGCGGAGTCTAAAAAAATACAATATTTAAATAAAGATTTTGACGGGTTTAAACAGAAACTTTTAGAGTTTGCTGAAATATATTACCCTAATACTTATAATGACTTTTCAGAAAATTCTGCAGGGTTAATGTTAGTTGAAATGGCATCCTATGTAGGTGATGTTTTATCTTTTTATGCTGATAATCAAGTACAAGAAAATTTTATAGAGTATTCAAAACAAAGAAATAATTTATTATCTCTAGCTTACAATCATGGATACTTTCCTCAAGTTACTAATGCGTCAACTTGTAATGTAGAAGTATTTCAATTATTACCTGCCACTATAGCGGGAGGTTCTATTGAACCTGATTTTAACTATTCAATGATTATAGATGAGGGTGCACAATTACAAGCTGGTAATAGTAGTGGATTTTTTTACATCGAAGATAAAATAGACTTTTCAGTATCAAGTAGTGCAGACCCAACAGATATATCTGTTTATTCAATAGGATCAGATAATAATCCTAATTTTTATTTATTAAAGAAAACAAGAAGAGTAGCATCTGGAGAAATTAAAACAACTACTTTTGATTTTAATGCTCCCGAAAAATTTCCTACTATACAAATAGGAGATACTAATATAATTAAAGTTATTAATGTAACTGATAGTGATGGTGTAAGATATACAGAAGTACCCTATTTAGCACAAGAAACTGTATTTGATCCTCAAGCTAATATAGCAGCTAATGATCCAAACTTTGTTCAATATAACGATACTACTCCTTATTTATTAAAAATTAAAAAAGTTCCTTATAGATTTACATCAAGATTTCAATCTAATAATACTTTACAATTGCAATTTGGTTCTGGAATTTCATCTAACCCAGATGAAGTAATTTTACCTAATCCGGATAATGTAGGTTTAGGATTACCTTACGGGGTAGATAAATTAACTACAGCCTTTGATCCATCTAACTTTTTATACTCTAAAACTTATGGAGTTGCTCCTTCTAATACAACCCTAACTATTAATTATTTAGTTGGTGGTGGAGCTGTATCTAATGCCCCTGCTAATAGTATTACTAGTTTACAAACAGGTACTATTACTTTTTTTGGAGCTTCTTTAGATAACACTTTAGAATCTACAGTTAGGGATTCTTTAGCATTCAACAACCCAGAACCTGCAATAGGAGGAGGTGATGGTGATACTAATGAAGATATTAGACAAAATGCTATAGCACAATATCCTACTCAATTAAGAACAGTTACAAAAGAAGATTATATAATTCGTTCTTTATCTTTACCTCCTGAATATGGAGTTATATATAAAGCATATGTAACTCAGGAAAATTTATCTGTAGGAATTAAACTTCCTGTATATGATGATCAAAATGATAATGCTTTATGTTTACATATCTTATCTAAAGATGAAAATGGAAATTTAAATTTTGCAGATCCTGCTTTAAAACAAAATTTAAAAACTTATTTAGCAGAATACCGAATGTTAACAGATGCTGTTACCATTAAAGATACTTTTATAATTAATATTGGAGTTAACTATGATGTAATATTACTTCCTAATTTTAATAATAGACTAGTACTAAATAATATAAATACAGCTTTAACAAATTATTTTAATACTGATAATGCTCAAATTAACCAACCTATATTAATTAATAATGTTCGTAATGTTATTGATGTTATAGAAGGTGTTCAAACTGTTAAAAAATTAGAAATAGTAAATAAAGTAGGAGAAAATAGTAATTATTCAAAATATGCTTATGATATCAATGGGGCAACTATAAATGGTGTACTTTATCCTTCATTAGATCCTTCAATTTTTGAAGTAAAATTCCCCGAACTTGATATTCAAGGAAAAGTAGTAACAAACTAATAACATGGCAGTATATAAAATATTTCCCGAAAAAGATACTTTTATTTTATCTAAACATCCTTCACAAAATACAGGACGAGATGAAATACTAGATATTTCTAATTATAATGGAATTAACCAATTATCATCAGCAACAGGTGATTTACCTGCTGTAACTCGAGCATTAATTCAATTCAATTCAACGGATATAAACGATGTTGTTTCAAATAAAATAAGTGGTTCGACTTTCCAAAGTAACTTAAGATTATACCTAGCAAACGCTGAAAACGCGCCATTAAATTATACCCTAGAATCATACCCTGTATCAGGAGCATGGGATATGGGAACTGGTAGAGTAAGCGATGTACCTAAAACAACCGATGGGTGTTCATGGGGTTGGAGAGGAACTTCTGGTTCAAATGCTTGGGTTACTGGTGGTGGTGATTTTTATTTAAACCAAGCTTCATCCTCACAAGATTTTACTTATACTAGTGATAAAGATATCTCAATGGATGTTACAGATATAGTACAGTTATGGAATGCAGCTAGTTTTTCTAATGATGGGTTTATAGTTAAACACAGTGCTAGCATAGAATTTTCTAGCTCATTTGTTGAAACAAATTATTTTTCTGTAGATACTCATACAATATATCCCCCTACTTTAGAATTTAAATGGGATGATTCAGATTATACATCTTCTTTACCTTTAGTAACAGGTAGTGATTTTATATTATCATTTACAAATAATAAACAACAATTTGAAGATAGTGGAATTTATAACTTTAAATTAAGAGCAAGAGATACTTATCCTGCTAGGGCTTTTCAAACAAGTTCTGTATATTTAAATGCTAAAATACTACCTACCTCTTCATATTGGGGTCTAAAAGATATTAAAACAAACGAAATGGTAGTTGATTTTGATACTTCATATACTAAAATAAGTGCTAATAATGATGGTAATTATTTTACAGTTTATATGGATGGGTTAGAACCTGAAAGATATTATCAATTATTAGTTAAAACTGTAATTGATGGAGAAACATTAGTTATTGAAGATGAAGGTAATTACTTTAAAATAGTTAGATAATGGCAACAGAAGAAGTAAAATTTTCAAAAGAAGTTTTTGGTAAAATTACTTACCCTAAAATAGT